TTGAAATCAAATTACACGAGGTAATTGACGCAGAGAGCCAAGCGTGGATATACGAATGGTTCGGTATGAACCACCCGTTCACGCTGGAAACTTTGCTGCAGTTATTGGAGGACAACCCCGATGAACACGACATTAAGTTACAGATTCATTGTGACGGGGGTAACGTGTTGGAGGGTCTTGCGATTTACGACTGCCTGCGTACCAGTGGGCGAAACATTTACTGCAACGTAGAGGGCAGTTGTCACTCAATGGCAATCGTGTTGCTGCTGGCAGCACCGAAGAACCAGCGAACCGCCAACCCCAACGCGCAGTTCCTTATCCACGAGGTGCAGGGCGGTGTCAGTGGTTCAACCACTGCCGTAGAGCGTTACGCGGAGGAAATGCGCGACCTGCAAGAGTGCATACTTGACATATACGCTGACCGCACTGGCGCAGACCGCGCTGAACTATCCGCAGCGATGCAGGAGGAAAAGATACGCGATTCAAAGTATATGCTGGAACACGGCTTTATAGGCGCAATCAACGAATACAATACAAATCAAATCGGAAACAAGATGAATTTATTAGACGAACTGAAAAACCTGTTCGCAAGAGCAGAGAAAGAGGGCGTGCAGAACGCAGCACCCTCCGAGGAACTGGACGCACTGCGTAACCAGTTGGACACACTGACCGCAGAGCGCGACCAGTTGCAGAACCGCGTTACCGAATTGGAGAACGCGCAGACCGAGTTTGACAACACCCGCACCGATTTGCAGGGGCAGGTGGATTCACTGACCGCAGAGCGTGACACACTGACCGAGCAGGTGAACAACCTCTCCGCAGAGCGCGACCAGTTGCAGAACGCAGTAAGCGAGCGCGACAACACAATCGCAGAGCGTGACGCAGAGATTGTAAACCTCAAAGGACAGATACATAGCAACGGCACTGCACCCGCACGCCAGCAAATGCCCAACGGAGGCGAGCAGCAGAGCGCAGAGGAACAAAAGCAGGCAGTCCGTGACGCGCTGAACGCACAGAAGAAAAAGTAAGCGAGAACACAATTAACAACTATATTCACAATTAAAACAAACAAGACTATGAGTTCAATGATTAGTTTTTCGGCATTCACATTTACTGCCGAGCAGATTCGTAACATTAACGAACTGGTTTACGAGGGTATCGCAAAACTCCCCGAGTTGAGCGAACTGCACACAATGTACGACGGAATCGTCTATGACAAGGAAATCGGTTTCCTCACTGGCGGTGGACTGGTTGGTAAGGCTGCGCAGGGTTGTAACCCCACTCCGCAGGATTGGTCAGTAGGTTCACGCAAGGTTGCTTGGACACCCAAATCTTGGGAGATCTTCCTTGACGAGTGCGCCAGCGACTTGGAGAACACTATGGTAGTGTACGCTATGAACAAGGGTACACGCGTTGATGACCTCACCGATACCGACTATATGGCTATCGTTGTAGAGGTGCTGATTGACGCTATCAAGGAAATGTTCTACCGCCTCATTTGGTTCGGTGACACACACGCTGACAACGTAGACTTCGAGACACTGGACGTAGCAGCACTCGCTACACTGACTGCCGTTCCCACCGCAGCCGCCACCCAGCAGACCACAGGCAGTAGCCTCGTAGGTGATGTTTATGAGGTTAGCACCGCAGCCGATAAGGTTAAGTGCGCATTGGCAGACGGCACAGTCATCTACCTCGCAGCCGAAAAATCAACCGGCAACGCAGTGTCTGGCACGACCTACTACTCAAAGGACACCGAGCATAAGATTACCCCGATTGAGGGTACAGTCTATATGGGTGTCGCCATGACCACCGCAGGCGCAGTCAAGTGCGCTCTTGCTGACGGAACAATCGTTTACCTCAATGGCGTGGCTGCTACCGGTGTAGCACAAGAGGGCAAGGCCTACTACTCAAAGGACAGCGCACACCCCGTAACAATCAACGTGGGTGGCAACCTCACTACTGGCGTGGACAAGGATTATTTCAACATTCTGCACGGCTTGTTCAAGCAGTTACGTGGTATCGTGGCTCTTGACAACACCAAGTTGGTAGCCAACGCAGCCAACAGCCAGTCAACAAAGGCCGAGCAGATGTCATACCTCACACCCGACCGCGCAGCCCAGTTGCTCGCCGATATGTGGTACAAGGCTGACATCAAACTGCGCCAGCGTAAGGGCGAGTGCCGTTTCTACGTCACCCAGTCTATCGCAGACAAGTACGAGCAGTACCTTGTCGGTAAGGGTATCAGCGAAACCTACAAGAACCTCGTGGACGGACTGCCCGCCTTGAAGTTCAACGGCATTGACGTGATTCCTATGCCGATGTGGGACGCAAATATCCAGTCATACTTTGACCTCGGCGACACCTTTGACCACCCGCACCGCGCACTGCTGACACTGAAATCAGTTATCGCAGTTGGCACACCGAGCGCAAAGGCATTTGACGAGGTGGACGTTTGGTACGACAAGACCAGCCGTAAGAACTACATTCTTTGCAAGGACAAACTGGACGCAAAGATTCTGTCTGACGTAATGCTCGTTTACAGCGAGTAAGAGAGTGGAAACACACAGGGTATAGGGGCGGTGAGGGCAATTGCCGCAGCCACCCCGCCCTATTTTATCAGCAAACAGATTCAATAACAATTTAATTCATTCAAGACTATGGATTGCAGTAAAATCAATGCGAACCTCGCTATGGCAAGTTGCCGTAATAGCGTGGCAGGAGTAAAGGGTTGGGCTATTCTTATCAACTATGACGATTGGAAAGCCGCAACCAAAACCCGCACCAGTGGCAGTGGCGTATATTCAGCCATATCACTGGCAAGCGGTGCGACTGGTTATTTGTTCACCTCACACGAGGCTGCTTTTGAGGGTAGCGTAACAATGAACAAGGGTACTTATGTGAACTCATTTGGACACCAGTTCATTATGCGTGCCTTTGATCGCACACAGACCCTCAAAGATGACGTGAACAAGATTGCTCACGGCAAGTATGTGATTATATCACAGAACCTTGACACCACCAACCCCGAAACCAAGTACGAGGTCTATGGTGACGAGAACGGACTGGTAGCCAGTGCTATTGAGTTCAACTCCACTGACGCAGACGGAATCGCTTACGCTATCACACTGGCAAGCGAGGACAACGCCCGCGAGAGTGAAGTTCCCGCCTCAATCTACGCTACCAGCGAGGCAGCAACCGACACACTGGTCAATGGTTTGTATACCGCAACGGCTAATCCAGGGCAGTCATGACTAAAACGATAAACCGCTATGACGATAGAGGAATATCGCAGTCAGTATGCAGGGGTAAGTTCCGCGCAGGTGCGCGGACTTATCGCTGATACTGCAAACGCTTTCCGCGCAGATACGGAGGCGTTATATGAAAAGTACTTCAAAGCCAAACTGAACAAGAACTGCCCCGACTGCTGGTATGATGCGTTCCTCGCATTGATGCGTGGGGATTTGGCACAGATGAAGAAACGAGCCGAGCGGAGTTTTGAGTTGCGGGCAGGCGCACTGCTGGTCGCCCCCAATGGCGATGCAACCAAACTTTGCAATATGAACACACTGACGGATGAACTGGCACTTTACCACCTTTCCACTCACCCCGCCTGCATTGAACTTTTTGACCGCTACCCGCGCAACTGGGAAACACTGGTTGCCGAGTATGTGAACAAAAAGGCTATGGCGCAACTCGCAATAGAGAACGCAGAGCGTGAGAAGAAAGCGCAGGAGAGCGCACCGCAAGCCGCAGGAGCGCAGAACGTGGGTGAGGGTAATAAAGTACCCACCCCGAAGAAGAAAAGCGCACAGAGCGCAAAAAAACCACGTCAAACGAAAAAGAAATAACCACCGATGAAAGTATCAGCATTAAAGACGGAAAAGAGGGTAGAACGTGCCAACTGGCGCGGCTATCACATTCAAGCATACGGCAAGGACAACGACTACCCGCAGCGACTGCGTGAGATTGTGGGTGCGAGTGTCACGGGTGCAAGTTGTATGGAACAATACCGCAAGTTCATCATCGGACGCGGATTCGCACAGAAAGACTTTTATTCGGCTGAACTCAACCGCTACAACCAAACGGCTGACGATTTGTTGCAGCGCGTAGCCGAGGACTATGCTATGTATGCGGGGTTCGCCTTATTGCTGAACTGGAACGCGAACTACAAGATAACGGAGATACAACACGTTCCGTTTGAAATGGTGCGCCTCGGTGAACTGGACGAGGACGGGCATTTTGACAAGTACGCGGTTCACCCCGACTGGGGCAAGCGTCTTGTCGCCCTGCGCCCGTTCCGCACAAAGGATATTGTCTATTTTGACCGCTTCGACCCGCGCCCCGAGATCATCCGCCAGCAGGTGGAGGCAGCAGGCGGCTGGGACAAGTGGAACGGACAGATACTCTACTACTCACGCGCTGGGCGTGACTGCTACCCCGTACCGACCTACGATGCAGCCGTTACCGATATGAGTACAGAGGAAGGACTGGCGAACGTGGCACTGCGTAACGTCCGCAACAATTTCCTGCCTGCTGGTATGCTCATTGACCGCAACAACACCGCCAACACAAAGAACGCGGAGGAAGAAACAAAACAGGAACTCAAAGAGTTTCAAGGTGACACCAACGCAGGAAAGATGTTTTATGTCAATTTGCAGGGCGGTGACGTTGAACCCGAATTTAAGCCGTTCAAGTCAAACAACACCGACAAGGATTTTGTTGTGACTGGCGAGAAAGCACCCGACAATATCGGTCGTGCGTTCAACCAGCCGCCTATCCTGCGTGCGCAGGACGTAGGTGCGAATTTCGGCGCAGACCTTATGCGTAACGCCTACGACTATTACAATAGCATCACCGATACCGAGCGCGAGGACGTGAGCCGCGTGTTCGCTATGGTTATGGAGTACTACGTTGTGAACGTAAACCCCGAGGGCGATTACTCTATACTACCCAAAAAATACCGCATCAATGCCACGCTGGCAGAGTGTTTGGGTGACAACACTGACAAGGTACTGGAACTGCTTTATGATGCGAACAAGAGCGAGCAGTCCAAGCGCGTGGTATTCAGCCGCGTGTACGGACTGGACGAGGACGACATTGACGATCTTTTGAAATCACTATAACTATGTTTATCACAAGTGACAACATACGCAAGTACCGCCAAGTGGCGCGAAACATAACCGAGGAACGTATTGAAATCTACATACGCGAGGCTATATCCTTTGACCTGCTGCCCGTAGTGGGTGCGGAGTTGATGCGTAAGTTTGACGCGTTGGAGGCTGCTACGCTGGATAAATCTACTATTGAGCAGGCTGCGCAGTTGGGTTTGACACCCGAGGAATACACCTACCTTATGGGCGGTTTTTGGACTGACGCGAGCGGTGTTGAACGCCAACAGAACGGACTGCGTGAGGCGGCTTGTTATTTCGCCTACGCCCGTTTCGTGCGTAACCACGCCACACAGACAACCCCGTTCGGTATCGTAGTCAAAGAGGGTGAGGATAGCAACGCTGCTACCCCGCAGATGATTGCCAGCGTGAGCCGTGACGCGCAGGTCATAGGTGAGCAGGTACTGCGTGACGCTGCCGCCTACTGGAAAGCGGTATGCGAGGATAAGAACACTGAACCCAAACGCAGGCAGCATCATTTTGTAGCAATAGGTGACTAACAATAAAAACGAGATATAACTATGAGTGCAGATTGCAGTAAACTGATGCGCAACAATGCGCTGGCGAATTGTGGTATCTTCAACGCAGGGATAGAGGCTGACCTTTTCCTTATGGCGAAAGAAGATATTGCAAGTTATAACGTAACGGCAGACGGGGTGGTAAACGCGTTATCGCTGAAAGCCAACCAGTACGCGGTACGTTATCAAGGACGCAGGAACTCGTATGACGCGGGTTTCGCTATGATTAAGGGTTCATTCAATAACGCGTTTGAACACCACATAACCTGCCGCACGTTCGTAAAGACGCAGGAACTGAAAGACCAAATGAACCGCCTCGCGTACTGCCGCGTTGTGGCTTTCGTGCGTAATGCCGATAGTCACAATATGGAAACCAAGTACGAGATCTACGGCTTGCAGAACGGAATGCTGATGTCGGAGATAGACTGGACGGGTAACGCAGACGAGGGTTGGCTTGCGTCATTCTCTTTGCAGACGATTGAGAACGAAAGCACGACACCCGTGACATTTTATAACCCGCTTTGGGGTGATGATATGAAAACCAAACTCATATCATATACGCAGTTGCAGTATTTCACCCTTTCAAGCGATTTGGTAGCATTATCGCTGCTGGACGGGAACGATAAACTCGCTTAACATTTTAATAACAACAGTTATGGAGAAACTTAACCTACAATTCAATGCTGGCGAGGCACTCGCAGCAAGTAAGATGAATCAAATTGTTGGCGCGATTAACGAGGCTGCTGTCGAAATTAACGCGCTGGCGTTTGAGAACAAGACAGACACAATCTATCTTGACTTTTCAAAGACCAGTCCGTCACAGATTGTTACGGGTGACGTAAATGGTGACGTTATCAAATGGATTCGTAACAA